GTGTAGCGGCGCGCGATAATTGACGCCAATTTGCGCGATAAATGACACAGCGACAGCTTGCGCATTCCGCAAGATAATTGCGCCTAATCCAAACGCTAAGCGGCCTCGTTTCTCACCTGCAGGCGCAAGCGCCCCACGACTGAATCACCACAGCGCGCCGTCAGCGTGATGGTCGTGTAGCCCACCGGCGGATTCATGATCGGGTTGATCGTCACCCAGGCGACGGGGCCGTTGGTGTCGATGTCGATGCTGAACTGCGCGCTACCGACCCGCTCGGCCGACCACTGGATGCCGCGCACCTCGGGGCCGATCGCGGCGGCGGCAAACACGTGCGGGGGTGCTGGCAGATCATTGTAGTAATAGGCGGGTACCCCAGTGCCGATGAACGTCTCAGGGGCGGGCTGCTCAGCCCACCCAAAGCCACCGGAGTCTTCCATTCCGACCGCCTCGCTGGTACTCAGGCCGGGGGTTCGCCACTCGGCCCAGCGCTCTGCTCCTTCGCCGCCGGTCGCATAGATGGGTTTCACCAGCCACCCGACCCCGGTCGCGTTGCAACCGCAGCCCTGCTGCTCGGGCTGCAGCTTGATCTTGATGCCCAGGTTGGGCGTGCGCTGGATGACCGTCATACGATGACCTCGAGGGTGAACGCGGCAAAGCCGCGGGCGACCACGGTCAGCGTGTGGGCGCCGCGGGGGGTGCGGAATTGGACCTGCCCGAAGCGATCGGTTTCGCGGGTCTCGATGCCGTCCAGCGTCACCGATGCGCCGGCGAGCGGGGCGCCGTTGTCGTCGGTCACGGTGAAGCTCGCCACGCCGTCGCGGTAGGTGACCGTGTCGCGATTGACGGCGGCGTCGATGGCGCTGGCGCGGCGGGTGAGTTCGATGCGCGGGGCGGTGCCGGCGGGCAGTTCGACGCTCAGCGTGCGGGTGCCACGCGCCCGGTCGTGTGCGGTGCTGAGTACCAGCGCGGCGCCCTGCGGCACACGCGGGTGGGCGAGCGTGACGGTGTCGCCGGGGGCGAGCGCGAGGCGGTCAGGCACCGTGAGCTCGATCGACCACATGGGCTGAGCGCGGCGGGCGAGCAGTGCGCTGCCGATGGCCAGGGCGTCACGGGCGGTGCGCACGGCGGGCAGGTCGAGGGTGATGCTGACCGGACCATACAGCGCGACCGCATCGGGCGCCGTGAGCGTGAGGGCGCCGCGCGCGGCACCGGCAGCCCAGTCGTGACCGTAGCGCACATGCGCGATGGCTGCGAGTTGCGATGCGTCGGTGCTGGCCTGGATATCATCCACGGTAGCCACGTCGAGCACGGCCACGGGTTGTCCGGGGGCGCGGCGGGTGCCGGCTGGCGGGTCTGCACGCCACACGGCGCCCATGGGCTCGATGACGGCGGCGAGTGCCTCGCGCAGGCGCTGCGCGGTGTCGAGCACCAGGCCCAGGGTCAGCCCGGGGTATGCGTCGCGCAGACCTTGAAACGCGTCGGGGGTCACGGGCCAGCCGCTGTGGCGTAGCAGGTCGGCGGCGATGTCCGCCGGATGCTCGAGGGCGGCGCCGGTGCCGGGGTGTCGCCGGCCGAGCACCGTGACGGCGATGGCCTGCCCGGCCTGTGGCGCCTGGGTGAGGCGCAGCACGGCCACGGCGGTGGCGGTGGCGTCGAGGCGCTGCACCAACTTCCAGCCGGTGGTGGGGGAGCCGCCGATGCTGACGCGCTCGACCGCCACGATGGGGTGGTCGGCCACCAGCCACTCGAGCCCGGCGGCGTCGAGCGGCACCGGGGCGAGCGTGACGCGGCCATACACCCACGGTAGCCAGCGTCCAGCGGCGGCGGAATGGTAGGTCGGCAGGGCCTCGGCGGGCCGCAGCGGCAAAGCGTCGGCGAGCGGACGCGCGGGCCGGGTGGCGTCGACCAGGGCTGCCGGCAAGCGCACCGGGCGCGCGCGAGCGCGCGGGGCACCTAGCAGCGAGGCGACCGCTGCACGGGCGCGCGCGCGGGGGGCGACCCCTGCCTGCGGACTGCCGAGTGGAGTTGCCCCCACCGCCAGCAAGCGCGCCCGCGGTGCCGCCCGGCCCTGCGGCGTGCCCAGCGCAGCGGGGGCACGGGCCTGTGCGCGGCCCTGCGGGGCGCAGCGTGCACCCGGCACCCCCAGCGCAGCGGGGGCACGGGCCAGAGCGTTGGCCACAACGAGTGGAAAGCCCTCGAGCGGCACCATCCAGCCGGTGTCGGCCCCCCCAATAGATGAGACGTCTTTCTGGTAGCGGAACAGCAATCGGTAATTGCCTGCTCCGAGCGCTGCGGGGTCGAAGCCGTATGACGCGAAGCCGCTCGCATTACCCGAGATCGACACGGGCGTGCTGAGCACGCTGCCGCTGTCGGCGTCGACAACCAGCACGCGCAGAAAGTCGTAATTGTTTTCGCTGCTGACCGCCAGCAGCCAGGCCATGGCGGGCGCAGTGTTGGTGAATACGCCGGTGGCGAGTGTGCTGATGCCGTTGTTGGGGATGGCCCCCGCGCGCAGGCTGGGCAGCCCGTCCCATGATTTGCCGGCATCGGTGCCCCACGGCGTACTGCCGTCGTAACCGTTGACCCACTCAAAGCCGCGCCACGCGTCCATGCGTTACCCGATCTGCGCTGAGAGCAGCTCGACCGACTGCCCCGCGGCGATGTTGAGCGTGCTGATCGCCACCGCGCCGGCCACCGGGGCGAGGCCTTCGACCACCGACTGGGTCAACAGCGCGGCATCGTCGCCGGCGGCCAGCACGGCATAGCTGGCCACGCCGCCCGCCGGGGCGCTGGATTCGGGCGCGCCGGGGGTGAGCGTGAGCACGCCGGCGGCATCGACGCTGCCGGCCGGCTCGGTGAGCGGCAAGTTCGCCAGCAGCACATCGTCGGCGTCGTAGATGAGGTAATGGGCCGCGCCGCCGGTGTCGAGGCGGGCAAGCAGGGCGGTGTGGGCGGCGATCAGCGCCGGGGCGTGCCAGGTGTAGCTCATGCTTATTGCTCCAGTTGCAAAACGGCCACGTCGGCCAGGGTGATGGATTGCACGCGACCGTCGAACACCGTCACGCCGTCGAGCGTGAGCACGGCCCGGGCGCGCAGCGGCGGCATGCTCAGCAGCGCAGCGGCCTCGCCGCGGGCGTTGTCGAGGGTCACGGTGATGCTGGGCACCTCGCCGTTGAGGGCCGCGCGCGCCGGCCCCAGCTCGAGCAGCTCGCGGGTGAGCTCGATCGGGGGCAGGGTGTACAGGGTTAGGGTCGCGTTCATGTGGCGTTGGCCGCGGCCAGCAACGCGTTATCCGCCGCGCAATCCGGGTCGAGCCGGCGCGCATGCACATTGCGGTAGCCAGGCCCATTGAATAGGCCCGGCCGGTGATGCCCTGCCATGGGGCCGGTCAAATGCTGCTGGCGCACCCAGGCGCCATCGTGGAGCACGTCATATGTATACAGCACCCAGCCGCTTCTGCTGGCGCCGCTCATGCGATCACCGCCCTGAAGGGCAGCTCGACCGACACGGCCGGGGCGACCAATTTTGACGACTGCCAGTTGTTGTGTTCGGTCAGCACCACCTCGTCGACGTCGATGATCGCGAGCGCGGCACGGGCCGGGTCGCGGGTGTCGGGCACGATGCACACCGGCTCCATGCCGTTTTCGGCGGTGTGGTCAATCAGGGCCATCAAGGCGTCGGCGTTGTCGCCCAAGAGCGCCCCGCCCTGGTCGATGGCCCAGCGCCAGGCGCCGCCGGTGCCGCGGCCCCGATACAGCGCGGCAGGGTTGAGCCCCTGCCCGCGGGCCAGCCCATACTGGCGGCGCAGGGTGAGGTCGCTCGCCCCCACGCTGGGCTGCCAGCCTTGGCCAGCCCACAGCCAGCCGATGGCCGCGCCGGCCCCGGCGCCGGTGATGCTCACGCGCAGATAGCGCGCACTGGCGCCGGCCGGCAGCACCGCCAGCACGGCGTTGGGGTGCCACAGCGGCGCGGCCGTCCATTCGTCGGGCGCCGCGTCGCCGCCGGCGATGGCGATGACGCAGTTGCCCGGCAGGGTGTGCAGGGCCAGCAGCACCGCCTCGAGCGGGCGCACGCTGCCGAGGTCGACCTCGAGCACCACCGTGGCACCATCCCACGCGAACGCCTGGCCGATGCGCGGCTGGCGCAGGCGCGACACCCCGTAGGTGGCGAGGGCGCGAAACTGCCACGCATCACCCGCCACAAACGACGGCGCTGCACCCGGCTGGGTCGTGAGCGTGAGCCCATCGCCGAGCGCATGCGCCACGCCGTAGAGGTCGCCCTCACTCCAGGCCGCGCCATCGCGGCGCCAGCGCAGCCGGCCGCCCTCGAGCGACACGCTGATGTTGTCGCCCACCTCCCACGGAATGCCGCCGGCGGCGAGCGTGAGCGTGGCCGGGCCGTGGGCATAGGGCGTGGGCGCGGCCGGGTGGTAGAGCCAATCCGGCAGCGCCCCGGAGAGGGTGCCGCGCACCGTCCAGGTCTGGGTGGGGTCGCCATCCGAGCCGCCCACGAACGGGGCCGACTGGGCCGCCACCACCGGGATAACGATCTTGTCGCCCACCTTGTAGCCGGCCTGCCCGGTGCCGGTGATCTTGATCGTGATGCGGTCGCCCTCGCGCAACCGATGGTCGCACGGCGTGACGATGCCGAAGCCGAACTCACGCGTCGACACCACCCGGCCGTCTGAATGACGCGCCGCCGAGATATAGGGCTTGTTGGTAAATGCGGGGAGATACTCGCCGGACTCATCGACCCACCAATGGGTCTCATCCGGATAGTCTAGCCAGCAGCCGTCCCCGGCTGTGGTGCTGGCATCAGCGTTTGGGAATATCCCCACGAGCAACAGCACGTTCGTGAGCACCGCGCGGTATCGCTCGATAAAGCCGTTTTCGACGGTCCAGCCCTCGGGCGCGTCGTCGATGTGATAGTCGGGCTGGGGGATGCTCGCGATCCAGCTCAGGTCGGATTTGACCTCGGTGAACAAATCGTCCCAGGCGTCGAGCGCGTCCGCTTTCGACACGCCGACCGTGGCGACAATCTTCAGCAGCGCGTTGTCGAGCTCGCTGATCGCGAGATCCGCGAATTCGATGTCGCGGGTTTCCGCCAAAAATGAATTGCGCCCGGGGCTGCCGGCTGCACCGGGCACGCCGGGCGTGCCGGGCACCCATGTCCGGGTGACTTTAGGCCTGACCTCGATCGCGGCCACGCTGAGCACAGTCCCCGCTTCAGTGCCGAACGGGCTGAGCTCTGCCAAGGCTGGCGCACCGGTCCACGCCAGCTGCACTTCGGCGCCTGCGGCATTGCGGGTGCGCATGTTCTGCGCGCTGGGCGTTGCCGTGCCCCACACCGGCCGGCCCACCGCGAAGGTGGCCGCCGAGGCGATCGCCGAGGCCTCCAGCGTAAAAGGGGTGCTGAACTGAGCCAGCGGCGCATACCACCCGGCCACCACCCCGGCGCTACCCACCACCTGCAGAAACACGCGATAGCCGGTAATCGTCTCTTCGTAATACCCCGGGGTGCCCCCTTCGGCTGGATCGTCGGGCACGCCCGGCGCAGGCGTGCTGGTGTTGGCGCGCACGAAGGCCTCGCGCCAGGCGTACAGCTGCGTAATGCGGCTGACGTAGTCGGGATCATCCAATTCATCACCTCCTGAAGTGTCGGGCGGCAGGCCCAGAAAGCTGTTGTCGAGCCGCAGCGGGCGCATGCTCTCGCACTTGCAGTCGGCCGGCGGGCGCTCGGTGTAGGTAAATGTCGCGGTCTTGTCGACCGCCTCGGCGCCCAGGCGCAGCGGCTTGAAGCACACATTGGGCGGGTATTCACCCTGCTGGCGCGGCGCGAACGCCAAGGTGGCGCCAATGCGGGCCGCACTCGCCGCCACCGCGCCGGGAATGCGAAACTCAACGGGGCCATGGGGGTAGAGCACGCCGGTTGTGGCGTTGGGCAAAACGCCGCTCACCCCACCGCTCACCGACCACGCCAAGGCGCCGGTGCCCACGTATTCGAGGGTGATGTTTTGCGTCGGCGCGTCGGGCGCCACACTCAGCACCTCGACGCGCGGGCCAGTGGCCGGCAGCGCGTGCGCATCGGTGCGCAGCGGAATGTCCGTGACCGCCATGCCGCCTGGGGCACGGTCGGCCGCCACGGCGCCGCGCACAGCCGCGAGCGCGCTGCGGGCCTCGATCTGGGCCAGAAAGTCGTACACGGTGACGGCGGTATAGGTCTCGGTCACCGTGCCATCGGTCAGCACCAGGGTGTAATCGCCCTCGACCGCCAAAATGCGTGTGTCGGCCGGCACCGCGAACGGCACGGCCGGGTCGAGCCGGTAGACGAAGCGCCCGCCCTCCCAGCTTTTCCAGGCGCGGTGCACCGTCGGAAAGCCGTCGAACATCACCCGCAGCGCGCTACCCGGAATGCCTGCATCGGTGGCCGGGGGCTGGCCCCAGTCCCACGCCGGGCCGTCGAACTGCGCGGTATCGGCGGCAATGGCCTCGAGCGTGGCGAACGGCAGCGGGCTGGTGGTCAGGTTGCGCGTCACTGCCAGCGCGAGCGCGTTACTGCTGGCGCCGGGGTGACGCGCGCTGAGCGTCGCGCCAAAAAACTCCAGCAGCGCAGGCTCGGGCGGCGTGCCGGCGTCGAGCAGCGCCACGGTGAGGGTTTCGGGCTGCGCCGCGGCGTCGAACGCCGTGACCGCCAGCGCGCCATTGCCCACCCCGCGAATCACCGGCGCGCTGGTCGTGAGCTCGCCCCCTGTGCCCGAGAGCACCTCGACCTCGATGTCGGTGTCGGCCGCCCCGGTATACGCCCCGCCCACCACCACCCGCCCACCCCCCGCGCGCTGCTGCCCAAGCAGCCGGATGTCGGTGCTCGGGCGCTGCGCGCTGGCGGCAATGACGGCCGCACGAGCCTGGTTGGTGTGGTTGCACAGGATGCGGTTGACCGACATTTAGAACCCTTTGCGATCGAGATTGGCGAAAACGGGGCGCAGCTTGCGCGCGAGCGAGTCGAGCGTGGCGTGGTCTTGCACGTCGAGCACGCCCCCGATATGAACATTGACGATGGGGCCGGTCGGGGGGACCGGGCGGGTGGGTGGAGTGTTGTTGTTGCTGCCGCCGATATTGGGGCTGCTGCCGCCGGCGTTGCTGCTGGGCCGGCTCGGCGTGGGGCTGCTGTCGCTATCGCTATCGTCGCTGGGCTTGTTGCGGTTGCGCTCGGCTTCGCGGCGCTCGCGCTCGCGGCGCTTTTCTTCTTTTTCGGCTTCCTGCTCGCGCGCCTTGCGCTGCTTTTCCTCTTCTTTGAAAATCTTGTCGAGCCACACCAGCTGCTCTTTCATCAGCGCGATTTCGTCTTTGAGCTGCTTGGCCAGGGCGCCGTCGCCGTTGAGCGCGGCGCGCTTGGCCTCGATCTGCAGCAGCGCAATCTGGCGCTGAACGTTGGCCTCGTCGCGCGCCTGGCGGGCCTTGGCGATCTGGTCTTCGGTGCCGTTGAGTTCCAGCCAACGGAATTTGAGGTCTTCCAGCCCGCTCGCGCCGCTGCTGGTGAGCGCGGCCTGTTGGCGCTCGAGCGACTCCATCATGTTGATGTAGCCCTGGGCTGCGCCCTGAGCGGCTTTGATTGCCGAGCCGAGGTATCGCGTCCACGACTCAATGCTGCCCCCGGCATTGCCCATTGCCAGCGCGGCCTGATAGGCGCGGTCGCCGGCCTCTTTGGCGCCAGCGGCAAATTGATTGCTCGCGTCCGCAGCCGACAGCCAGGCGACGCTCGCGCCCTTGGTGGTCTCGACTGCATCGGCGACCGAGTTGCGCGCGCCCATCAGCGATTCGCCGGCATCGTCGGCGGCCTCGGCAATGTCGCCCATGCCGTCGGCGGCCCCCTCGGTCGATTCGGCCAGCGCTTCGGTGGCTTTTTTAGACTCTTTCATCGATCGGACGATCGACTTGCCGGTTTCGTCCGTCTCGACCTTGAATCCGTACTGCGCTGCCTGTGCCTCGATAGTGGCATCTGCTACGCCACCGTTTGCCGCGATTGCAGCGTTCGCGTAGGCCTCGAACGCTGCCGGCAGCTGGTCCTTGACTTCGCGGCCCCCCGAAAGGATCAAGTCAAAAGCCTCTTCGGCCGCATCTGCTGTGCGCTTTAAGCTCTCGGGAGACTCGACGCCAAGCTTCCGGAACGCCTCGCCGATCGACTGAATGCCCGGAACTGCGTCCTCAGCTCTATCACGAGCCTCTTCGACTGCGGCGGCGAGCCCTCGGACTTCTGTGCTGCTGAGCTTCCCAACAGCAGCGAGCGCATTGATTTTATCGACAAGCGCGTCAAGCTCATGGCCGCTCGCAGCTCCGACCGCACGCTCGAGCTCAGTCGCAATGGCACCCGCAGGGGCCTCAATGCCGCGCATGCTCTGGACAATGGCGTTCGAGCCCGCGATCGCGGCTTTGACGAATGCGTCGTATGCTGCGGCGATGTCTTCAGCTGATGCCGTGCCGCTGCTTCGGATGATTTCATAGTCGCGTCGATAGCTCTCAGCAACCCGCTTCATCTCTTCCGACGACTTCACACCCAGCCGGGTAAATGCAGCATCGACGGCTTCGGCCGTGTCTTCGGCTTTGACCTTGGTTTTGTCGAGTTCAGACTGCATCTCGACAAAAACCTTGGCAGCGCCCTTGGTGTCGCCGGCGGCGATGAATTCCTTGTATTGGGCGGTCAGCTGGGCAATCTTTGCCGCGATGTCGCCGGACTGGTCGCCGAGCTGTTTGGCGCCGGCGGCGCTGTCGACCAGCCCCTGCTTGAAGCCGACCATGGCCACGTCGGCGGCGGCAAAGGCGGCGTTGACGTCGGACAGCTGGCCTGCACCCTTGCTCCAGGCGCCGGTCGCTGCGTCGAACGCGATCGCCCCCTCGATCACAGCATCGTGCAGTTGGCGGGAGCTCGTGACGGCCACCCCGGTCTGAGCAGAAATCTCAGCCAGCCGGGCAGCCACTTGCTGACTGGTAACGCCTAAGTCCGCGAGATTTGTGCCAAGACCAACTACGGTCCCTCCAAGCGCCTGCATCACGTCGCTGGCGCCGAGTGCAGCCGTTTTTACCTGCTCAACCGCCGGGGCTGCGGCCGACGCCGATTCATTCACCCTTGCCCAGGCTGCGTTGACCTCTTCTGCGCCCTCGGCGATGCCAGCGAAGGCCTCGCCGCTCTTGGCCGTGAATTCCTCATAAACCGCATAGGCTGCGCGGGCCTCTTCGCGCATGCGCTCGGCGGCCTGGCTAAAGCCCGCCGAAAGATCGCCGAACGTGATCTTCGCCAGCCCATCGGTGATCTTGGCCAGGTCAGCCAGGAATGCGGACGCCAGCCACGACATGCCCGCGCCCAGGCTGTAAATCGCGGTTTTCACCGTGGCGAGGCCGGTGCCCATGGCCGCCCAGGCCAGGCTGAGCACGTTGCCGGCGGTGGTGGCGTTGTTGCCGATGTCGGTGAACCACGCCTGCATATCCGCAGCGAAGGCCCGCATATTGGCGTGTAGCTGCGTGAAATCGATCTTTCTGGCGAACTCCTCCGCCCATTTTCCAGCGGCCTCGAACGCAGCCTTAAAGGCGCCGCCAAACGCAGTTGCAGTGCCATCTTTGACGAACGCACGCACCCGATCAGACAGCGCGCTGACTTGGCGCGCCAGCGTGTCGAGGACCGGCGTTCCAATGTCTTCCTTGAGCGACGTCCACGCGCTGCTAAAGCCTTTCAAGGCACCGTCGAGGTTTTTCGAAACAATGCCCGCGAAAGTCCGCGCGCTGCCTCCGGACTTCTCAAGCTTCTCCACCAATTCGTCGAGCGAGCCAATGCCCTGGTTCAGCAATGCGCGCAGGGCCGGCCCGGCCTCAGTGCCGACCGCCAAAAGCGCTTCACTTGCACGCGGCCCGGCTGCGGCCAACTCACGAATTGCCTGGTTGAAATCGCGCGTCCGGATCCCCGAGTTGCGCAACGCCTCACTGAACTTCGATGATGGGTCAATGAACTGCGCCAGAATTGCATTCAGGGCTGTCCCGCTTCGGCTTGCGTCAATGCCGGCATCAGCGAACTTGCCCAAGTAGGCGACGGTTTCCTCGAGGCTCAATCCCAAGCTGTTGGCGATCGGCGCGGCATAGCTCAACGCCTGGCCTAGTCCCTCCACGCTGGTCTTTGTGGCGTTGGCGCCTTGCGCCAGCACATCCGCCACCCGCCCCGCGTCCTCGAAGCTCAGGCTCATCCCGGCCACGGCCTGCGTGATGTAACCCGCTGCCTCTGCCAGGCCCACACTGCCAGCCGTGGCCAGGTCCAATGCGGCCGGCAGTGCTTTGACAGCATCGGCGGCGCTCAAGCCTGACTTGACCAACTCCTCCAGGGCGCTGGCGGCCTGAACGCTGCTGTACTGGGTGCTTGAACCGGCCTCTTTCGCCGCTGCTCTGAGTTCGGCCAGCTCTGCAGCCGTGGCGCCAGCCGCAGCTTGCACGGCAGACATCGCGCTTTCAAAATCACGAGCGCTGTCGACGCTCGACTTGAACAGCGCGACCCCGAAAAAGCCCGCGATCGCCGCAGCCACACCGGCCACCTTGGCCTGCAGGCTGCTGAACACGCTCGACGCTTCGTCGCGCGCGGTAATCAGGATTCGGGTGACGAGATTGGCCATGGCGCCAGTCTCGCGCGCGCGCGGGGAATGGCGGAAGGTGAAGCGATTCGGGCTGGAGCAGCCCTAGCTGATTGTCACGTCACCACGGCGTCAGCATGAGCGGCGAGCGCCTGCGCACCGGCGCATCGCCCTCTGCTGGCACCAAACCGAACCGTGCGGCCCCGCAGATTGTCGATGTAAACGTGTCGCTTGATACGCCAGCAAACTCAGACGCATCTAGGTCGCCTACCCAACCGCTCACGCCATACGCTCGCGTTGTGAACCCAGCAAGCGGCGGGTCAGACAAAATGCTGGTCGTGGTGCCGGATACGAACATCGACACAACTTTAGCCATTGCGGGGTCTGTCCCCGGCATAGTGCCGACTGAAAATACTGTGCGTGCAAGCCGCCCTGCTGCAGCGACATTCTGAAACGGGGTATCGGTGTTGACCCCTCGGTAGATTGCAGTCACGCTCCGCTGGCCGTCGGAGACTGTAACGGTACTTTCGTCGCCGTCTGACGGCGCAAATCTATAGATGAGCCTCGCGGACGTGCCTGCGTACAGCGACGTGTATCCGCTGGGTGTCCCAAGGTCTAACTGCGACGACGTGCGCAGCGCGAAGATCACAATCAGGTCGCCTGCGAGCCGGGCGGGCACAATCACTGATACAGTCGCGCCCGGAGTGGCAACAGCGGCAACGAACTCAATCGACATCACTCACCCCACTGCACAGCAACAACCTCAGCCACGGTCTGTGCGGCGTCAATCTGTGCTCGCAGGGTCTGAGACTCGACGTGTATCGCTGCAACCCACTGCCCACCCGCGAACCCGAGTGCGAGCATTTCGGCAGGCGTGAGCGAGTGCGTGACGTTTTCAAAGCTGGTCCAGACGAGGTTGCCGGGGATGCCCGCGACGATCATGCCAACTGCCGCCGTGGTCTGAGCGGTCAGGTCGGCCTTGGCGCGCTCGGTCATCTCGACGTTGCCTGCAACATCACCGGGAAACACGTAGGGCATCAACCCAGACTGACGCTGTTCGCGCTCGCCCTTGATCCGCGCCCAGGCGAGCGCCTTCACATCCTCTAGCGGCAGGTCTTCGACCGACCATGAAATGACGTGCGGAGTGACCGAGGTATCCACCGTGCGTGCCCCGCGTTGCTGCCACCATTCGACAGCGGGCTGCACGACGGTGCAGCGGGCCACGTCGTAGTACTCGGCCAGCTCGGCATCGGTCAGAAACTGCGGGCTGATGACGTTGGGGATGAGCGTCTGCACGCGACTGGTCGGGTCGCCGTCGGGCGTTTGGTAGTACATCATGCCCTGCCCCCGTCGCCGATCCAGCCGGCTGCCGTGCCTCGCAGCACGATGATGTTGCGCGCGCTCGCTGCGGTGTCGAAGGTTGGCGCAACACCGCCCAGCCAGACGATGCCGGGTATCGTGATCGACCGCCCGGCCGTGCCGTCGTTGGTCAGCAGCAGGGTCAGGTGTTCAGTGATGCCGGCCCCCACGCCCGGCAGCGTGATTGTGATGTTCCCGGCGAGGGTCATCGTAATGAGGTGCCCAAAATACAGCGAGACCGCCACCGCGCCGGCCACCACGCCGAGGTCATACACGGAGCGCGGCAGCAGCAGGTCCGCCTCGCGCGCGGCCAGCGCATAGGCGCCGTCACTGGTGCCCACCGCGAGTTGCGCCCGGTCGGTGACCAGGTAGGGCTCGCCGGCGGCCAGGGTTTCGGCCGTGGCTGCGGCGTTGAGTTGCGCGAGGGTGCCGCGCTTGATGCGGATCTGGGCCATGGCGGCTTAGAACGTACCGCCATCGACGGTCTCGACCGCCAGCGTTGCGAAGGCGTTACCGGCGTCCTTGGTCCAGCTCATGCTCGCCGCCATGCGCAGCACGCCGTCGGTGCCGTCGGTGCCCCACAAAAAGCCGGGTGCGCCGCCTGAGATGACGGCGACGCGTTCGTCGGTGGCGCCTGCGGGGATCGCCAGCGCCGCCTTGAACGTGTCGAACGTAACTTTTCGCTCTTTCTGCCCGGTGGCGTCGGCATCGTGAATGATCAGCAGATCGGTCGCGCCGTTGATCGCGCCCGCGGTCGACAGATCGTCGATCGCCGGCACCACGGCCAGCTTGGTCGTGGCGTCGGTGGCCACGTGCAGGGTGCCGCGGTCGGTGGTGATGAGCGGCTCGCCGGCCAGCATGCCGCTGGTGGGCAGGTTGGCCTTGATGCCGCGTTTGAGTTGGATGCGTGCCATGGTGCGATTACTCCTGGTGTGGGGCTAGAACGTGCCGCCGTCGATTGTTTGCAGGCCGAGGTTTGCCCGGGCCGCCGCTTTGGCGGGTTCGTCGTCGAACTCCGCCAGGCGCAGGCTTACCGCCAGGGCGCCAATGCTCTCGGGCGTGATCGCGCCGCCGGAGCCGTCGCCCGGGGGGCCGGGTGGGCCAGGCGGGCCGGGCTCGCCGCGCAGCACCGGGGCAAAACCGAATGACAGACAGTCGCCGGCCAGGCTCAGGGTGAGTTTGCAGCGGGCGCTCATTGGGTGACCGCCTGCACCAGCTGCACATCGCGGCTGTTCGAGATCAGCACGGTGCCATCGGGCGCCTCGAGGCGCACATCGACCGCATAGCGGCCGGGCGCCCACGCGGCCTGCTCGGTGGCCAGGGCGCCGATCGACAGCACCCCGGCGGCGGCATCGAGCCAGCTGCAGTTGAGCTCGATCACCCCGGCCGGGCCGCGCAGGTGACTGCGGGCGAGCCAGCCGGTCATGTTTTGCGGCTGGCCATCGAGCGCGAGCGCGCCCACCAGGTCGAGCGTGGCGCCGATCTTGTGGACGTAGGTACTCACGCGTCGCCCCGGGGTCAGTCGAACAAGCTCACGCGGGCAAAGCCGCCGTAGCTGCCGTCGCTGACGAGCTCGGGCACATACAGGCCGGCACCCGACAGCTTGAGCGTCGCCTCTTCGTTGGTGAGCCAGCTGAAGTCGCCGTCCATGGCCAGCGCGATGCGCGGGATGATGACCCGGCCTTTCTTGCCGTCCTGGTTCACGCCGTTGAAGATGATGCCGCGCTCGACGCTGGCCGCGCCAAATGCGGCGATATTCACATAGCCGCCGTAGGCATAATCGACACGCAACGGCTCGACATGCGCGGCAGGGTGAGCGATCAGCCGGCAGCGGGCGTGATCTGCGTCTTCCACGGTGTAATGGGTGCCGGCGACGTAAACGAGCGGCGTCACCGCAGTGCTGTCTTCAATGACGATCGCGCTGGCTTTGGGGTGGCGCAGGTTGAAGTAGTCGCCGGGCGCGAGCTCGGGTAGCTGCTCTGCGGTGACGGTGCCCGACTCGACCACTACGGCGGCGCCAAACAGCGCGGCGGCCAGCGTGCGGCCGCTGAACTGGTACATCGACAGCGACACACTCATGGTCTTGCCGGTCTCGAGCTGGGCGAGCGTCAAGCGCTGGCCGCTGCAGCTTTCCTGCAAATCCTTGGTGGTGCGGGCGATGTTGGTGGTGAGCGCGCTGTTACCGCAGCCTACGCGATAGACGTCCACCAGATAGCCGGAGTCGGGGCGGCCATTGGCGATGTCGAAGGTTCCGATCTGGATGGGGCCGTTGGCCGTCCAGATCATCGAGGTGTCAGGGGTGACTGCCATGGGTTACTCCTTCTTGCCGGCCTTGCCGGTGTCGGTGTCGGTGGGGGTCTGCTGGGCTACGCCGATGGCGATCAACCACTCGGCCGAGGCCGGGCGCAGCGTGAGCGTGGCGCCGGCGGGGTATTCGCGCCCGGCGTGGGTGTGGGGTTTGAGCAGCGTTACGCGCATTGCGTAGTCCTCCGAAAACGGCTTGTAAAGGCGAGCGGCACATAGGTGCAGCCGTCGATTGTTGCGGGCGCAAAACCCGGGGTGGCGCTTCGAAGCGCGCCGTAACCGTTGCCGGCATTCCAGCCGTCAAGCGCATCGAGCACGGCGTCACACAGCACGCTGGCGTCGGCTCGCGGTGCGGCCCCGGCTTTGATGTCGCGCACGTTGCGCACCGCAGGCACCACCACCCAGGTTTGCTCGACATGCGCCCAGCCAGGCGGCAGGGGTGCGGCCTCCTGGATGATGCGGTGCCCGCCGTACGCCACGCGCACGCTGGGCTTGGGCAGGCTGGCCTCGGTCGTGGCTGCGAGGTCGGCCGTACTCAACACATGCACGCCCAGGGCATCGCGCACGAGCGCGTCCAGGCGCGCCACAATGAGGGGCTCGAGGCCCAAGAACGTGGTCACTGCAGCCCCCCGCCCGGCCGGCGGCGAAACAGCGCACCGCCCGAGTTTTCGAGCACCTCGCAAACCTGCGGAATGGTCGGCGTGCCAGGGCGCTCGCCCAGGCTCACCGTGCCGTCTGCAATGTGGCGCAGCACCCGGGCGCAGTCTTCGTAGCGCTTGCGCACCTCTTCTGGCGCGGCGTCGTCATACAGCCGATAACGGCTGATGTCGCAGGCGATGCGCCGCAGTAACGTCGGCGTAGGCTCGAGCGGCAGCGGGTAACGCGTGCCCACATAGCCGTCGATCTCGCCCGAGGCGTCGTCGATGGCCCGCTCGACCCGGTCGGCGTCGATCACGTCAAGCGCGGCGCCCTGGGCAATCTGGGCAATCTCGCGCTCGCCAAACCGGTCGATCAGGTCTTGCAGGATGGCGTAGGGCATCGCGGCTTACTCGATCTCAGCCAGTGGGCCGCACTCCGGCACCACGACCAGGTCGGGGTCGGTGAGCATGCGCAGGATCTCGTCTTCGCTGAACTCGTCTGCGCTGACCCGCTGCTCGGCCACGCTCCAGGCGCGACCACAGCGGCGAAAACCCTCGCGGGTGGCTCGCACACGCAGGTGCGTGACGGGCAGCACGGCCTCGTCGAGCATGCCGTGGATGACCTGGCCGAGGACTTCTTCGACGCTGCCACCGGGCGCAGTCACCGCCTCGGCCTGGCGCGCGAGGTCTTCGCGCGCAGCCTCGGCTACGCCGGGCGGCTCTGTCGCGGCGCCCGAGGCCATCGCCCCGGGCGCCGGGCCTACGGCCTCGGTGGTGGTTGTATTGGTGCCGGCGCCAGTTTCCACAGCGCCGCCGGCCGAGCCCGCCCCTTGGGCGGTTTTGTGCTTGTGGCTGGCCATGGTGCTTACTCGAGCCAGGGCGACACGATCAGCTGCGCGGTGCCCTTCCACACGTTGGTGGCGCCGGCGGTGTTGCGCTCGGCGTTGAGCAGCTCGAGCGCCTCGGCCTCGTTGCTGGGGCCGACCACCAGGTGGGTGGGCATCACCCCCAGCGGCGAGCCGTCCGGGCGGAACTGCGCAGCCAGCGAAACGCGTGCGGCCTCGTAGTTGGTGGCGTCAAGCGCGAGTTTGGAGCCGACCGCCAGCTGGTGGAAGCCGAAGCCTGCCGTGTAGCGGGCATCGGCGCCGAACACGAACTCGTCGTGGTCGAACACATGCGGATCATCCGGGCGGGTGCGGCTCACGAACTGGGCCTTCTTGCGCTCCTGAAAGATCATCGGCTTCATGAAGGCGCGCGAGAGATCCATCAGGAACCACGGCGCACCGCTGCCGCCTTGGGTGTTGCTCCAGCTCACCTCGGCCTTGGCGCGGTTGTAGCTGGCGTGGTCGGTGTCGAAGTAATACTGGCCGTCGAAACCGGTGGTGGTGAAGCCGGCAGCGAGCAGGCCCCACACCAGGTCATCGGGGTGGCGCGCGACGAGCTCGCCCTGCATCGCGAACACGTTCGAATAGATGCCGAGCTTGTCGTCTTCGATCGCATCGCGCTTGACCGCGATCGTGTTCTCCCACTTCTTGTTGCGCAGCTGCGCAGCGGTGGCCTCGAGGTTGTTGTAGACGCGCTGGCCGACCCACTCGCGCATGCCGGGCAGGTCTTTCATCCAGCCGTAGTTCTCGGCATCCGACGTGCTGGGGATCAGCATCGCCACCTGGTTCCAGGTGGGCGCCACGGTGCCGAAGCCACGCAGGAACGCGGCGTTGAAACCCTGGGCCAGGGCGGTGAGGTTTTGCGGGGTGATCAACATGTGTGCTGCTCCTGTTACAGGCCGAGGCCGATCTGGACCCACACGCCGTCAGCATCGACAGCGGCGATTTTGCCGGCACGACTGCGGGCGCTCGATCCGTTGGTTTTGGCGACGGTCTGGTCATCGACGATCCAGCAGTCGGCGCCCACATCGGCCTGGGCGATCAAGTCACCGGCCGAGCTGTTGCCAAACTTGAAGATGCCGCGCCGGACTTCGACCACGGCCGAGCCGGCCGCCACGGCGGTGGCGGTGCTTTCGGCACGCCCGACGGCGATCAGCGCGGTGGCGACGCGGCCGGGGGCTGCATAGCCGGCATCGAGCACCACCAGACTGCCCTGGTGGACGGTGGTGTTGGCCTTGACCGGGAAGGCGAAGATCTCGCCGTGCTTCAGCGGGGTGTTACGGGCTTGGGTGAGTGCGGCCATGGCTTAGGCTCCCATCTTGGCTTTGGTGAACTCGTCGGCCGACAGCCCCAGGGCGCGGCACACGGCCAGCTGGGCATCGGTCTGCGCGTTGCCGTCGGCACCACCCGGGGCGGCACCACCGGTCTGAGTGCCGGCGAGCGCGGCGATCGGGTGAGCGGTGGCCACAAACTGCTTGAGTGCGGCGAGGTTGCTCTTGCCGAGATCGGTCGCCCAGTCTTTTTGGGCGGGCAGCAGCTTTCCGGCCGACAGCGCAGCCTCGACCACTTCGTCGACTTCGCGGCTGTTGAGCCGGTCAGAGAGCGCGGCAAGGTTCGATTGCAAGCCCTGCACCACCGCGATCGGCACGAACTTGGCCGGATCGGGCGTGGCGGCAGACAAGGCTGCGAGTTGCGATTGCGCCTGGTCGGCGCGGGTCTTGAGCGCGGCGACACCGGCCAGGGCGTCGCCCTCGGTGGTGTCGGCGGGCAGGCCGAGCGCTGCGAGCAGCGCCTTGAGCGTTTCGTTCACGGCAGGGGTCTCCTGGCTGGGGTGGGGGTGGCCGGAATGGCCAGTGGGAAAAGCAGCCGACGCCCGCGCAGACAGCGCGGCCAGCATCGGCTCGTCGATTGCAGGGGTGTTGGTGAGCGCAACATGGGCAAGGTCAAGCACCTCGCCGGTGTCGGGGTCATACGGAAACACCGGGGACAGATAGCGGTACTTGTCGGCCGCGATCATCTGCGCGGCCTCGGCCGTCCAGGTCACGGCGCCATACAGACCGGGCTCGTCGCCATCGGCCACAAAGCTCAGCGAGCGCGGATCGATCCAGCCCGAGGCCGGCACCGGCAAGCCGTTGTCGGCGGCGCGCAGCGCCTGGTGCTCGAAGTCGATCAGGATGTCGGCCGTGCGGGTCGCGTTGGCGGCGATCACCCGGCGCGCGCCTTCGGCACTCAAGCGCCACGGCCCACGGCCCGCCATCGCGCCGCGGGGGGCGTCGAACTGCCCGGCGGGAATCAGCCGGATGCGCGCATCACCGGCACGCACCCGCAGCGCGCAGGCGGCGAGGGGGTGAGGGTCTTGCGGGTGACGGTGGGGTGTTTTGTGTGGCATGCCGACGATGTTCGTCGGCGGGGGGTGCGCTGCGGAAGGTGAAGAAGTTCGGAGGGGGTCGCAGGGGCGGGTGACGGTCTACAGGACAGGTGGCGCTCTTCTCGGCGTGATTCAGGCCACGTCCATCCAATCCGGAATCATCACTGACCCCGTTACCGTACCGTTACTAGCCGCTAACACCACCTAAGCAATACCGACGGCAGGGCGAGCACACAAAACCGCTCAAAACGCGTTTTAACGCGTCGGCAGTTTTACCGCACCCCCGCCTGGCTGAGGTGGTCAGCGAGAATGCCCAGAATGGTCTGCTCGTCAGCATCCGAAACGCCCAAAAACGGCCGCGCCGGGATGTCGCCCCAGGGGATCGGCGCGCCGCGTGCCGTGCGGCCGTATTGGCCCTTCTTGGCGCCGAACTGCTGCGTGCCGGAATAGATGCGGCTGCTGCCGATCTCGACTCCGCCGTCCACCAGCTGGTAGGCGATGCCGCCGGCGAGGATGCCGCTATCGATCAGCGGCCGGCTGCCGCGCTTTTTGGCGAGCGTGGTGGCGGTATTGGGCGCCCAGGGGCTGCCGTCGGGCGCCTGGCCGGCGGTGAAGCGCTGCTTGGTGGATTCGGTGAGCTCTTCGCCGATCTCGAGCAACGCAGGGCGCAGGCCGGCAGGGCCGACGGCAGCCTGCAGGCGGCGCAGGGCGTCGATCACTTCAGCGCCGGTGTATTGGATGGCGATGGGTGCGACCATGGTTATAGCCTCGCGCGCAGTAGCTCGATCAACACAGACAGCAGGAAAGCCCGCGCGAGTTCCTCGGGCAGGCTCTCGCCCTTGGCTTGCGCGAACGCGCGCAGCTCATCCGCCACGCTCGCGCCTGGCGCATACGCCCACCCCTTGTCGATACCCACCGGCGCGCCGGTCTTCGGGTTGATGGCGTCAGACCCGGGCGGCGCCGTGGTGGCGTCGTTTTCACGCGGGGCGCGCACGGCCGTGATGCGGCAGCGGCAGCCCCAGCCATTCGGCGGGAAATGCGTGCTCCAGAACGGGTCATCATGGCGCAGCGTCAGGCCCGAATCACCCCAGGCTTTGTGGTGCGGCCGAGGGCGCAGCGCGATGTCGCTGTGCACGTAACGCCAGAACGGGCGCACCTTGAGCAGATCGGGGTCGGTGAGCTGGGCGTAACGACCGGCGGCGTAACTGGTGCGCAGGTTGGTCTCAAAAATAACGCGGGTGCGCCAGGCCTCGCCGGCCTGGGTGTCTTCCCCGGTCCAGCCCTTCCAGCCGTGTTTATCGACGGCGGCGCGAAAGTCCTTGCGGAATTCGGCCAGCGTGGTGCCGTCCGCAATGCCCTTCTCGACTGCCTGGCGCAGGTCGTTGAGGAGATCGGCCTTGGCTGCGCCGGCCACCACAAAGGCGCGGTCGTGCGCGGCCTCCAGGATGTCATCCCAGCGCTCGGTCGGCAGGTTCAACTTCTTGCGGAAGAACTCGATCTGCTCGGCGAAGGGCTGGCGAATCACGCTCTCGAGCGTGGGCGAGGTGGGCATGCTAGCGGCCGTCCGTTACATCGTCCATCCCCACCAGGGCGGCCAGGGCGAAGCCCTGGGCCATGATCTCCACCAGCTGCTCCACCGGCAGGTCGCCATACATGGCCAGCAGGCGCTGCTGGATCTCGGCGGGGCTCATGCTTTGGGCGACCATCTGCTCGATGGCCCCCAGCCAGGCGTCGAGCGCGGGCTGCGCTTGCGCGGCCAGCCCGGGGAGGATCTGGTCTGCCGGGTCGGCAGCCTCCGGCGACCCGGCCGGCGTGCTGAGCGCCGCCACTGCCGCAGCACGCCAGCGCGCAGAGGTGGCTGCGCCCGGAGGCTGCGTCCGCAGCGCCGGCGGGGCGGCCATCTCGGGCCGCGGCATCGACAGCACCTCTTCTGCAGCTTCGGGCGACGGGATGCGCAACTTCTCATGCGCCCAGCTGGCGGGGATCTGCATGCCGACCCCCACCAGCTTGGGCAGCGCCTCGGCATAGGCGGTGATGTCTTCGGCGTCGCCCAGGTCGAACTCCCAGCGCGGGCAGCGGCGATAGCTCTCGATCCCGCCCCCGTTGAGCACCAGCAGCGGATACACCAGGTCACGGGTCAGCGTGCCGGCAATCTGGCGGGCGTCGGCCTCGCGGATGTCGGCGCGCACCTCGCGGTGCAGGCTGGCCACGCCCGAGCCCATGCCGGTGGCCTTGGCCTCGGCGCTCAGCACCTGGCCCAGCACCGCCTTGCTTTGCGCACCTTCGGCCCAGGCGACCATGTTGAGGTGGTGAGAGCCCTCGCCCCCGCCGGTGATCTTGTTGATCTCGAGCTCCATGCCGCTGGGCATGATGGCGCGGGCGTCATGCCCCAGCGCGGCCACGGCCCGCATGAGGCTCGACTTTTCATCCGGGGTTGCGCCGCTCATGTACTTGCCCACGATGATCGGCAGACCGTAGGTCTCGAGGAACTCGGCGAAGTCGCCGATGGCGTAGGCTTTGTACAGGAACGGCCACAGCACCGCGCGATACAAGCCCATGCGGCCGATGTACCCGGTCTTCGCCTTGGCATGGGCGTGCATGATCCAGCCCATTGGCGTGGGCACCGCGCCATCACCGCTGCCGTCGTTCAGGCGCAGCTCGCGCCGGGTGGTGTCGGTGCGAAACCAGCTCTGCGGGCGCGGGTGAAACTTGGGAATCCACTCATCGCCCCAGCGCTGCCACTCGAGCTCGATCGGGGCAAAGCCGTGGCCGATGCCGTCCATCATGCACAGCAACACGTCTTCGAGGTCGTCGACCGCATCGCGCAGCAGCGCCTCGACCATCGCGGCGGACTTCTTCTCGGCCGGGGTGGCGTCGGCCGGCGGCACCAGGCGCCAGTCGAGCCCCACCACGGCACCGCGGCGCTTGTCGAACTCGCAGCGCAGGTGGGCGTCGCGGTCGTACATGTCGTCAAACAGCCGATGCTGCGCGACGATGTCGCCCTGGTCTGCGTCTTTCAACAGGCGCGCGGCCTTGGCCGGGGTGAGCCCGTCGAGCTGCGACTGCACCAGCTCGTTCTGCAGGGCGGCCACGCGGGCGGTCTGCGGCTCGCGCAGCAGGCCGGTGTCGAATTTGTTGCCGTGCTGGTCGATGATCTTCAAAACATTCTCCGCGTATCAAAGCCGCCGATGTCGTCAAAGGCGTCGCTGCGCTTGCCGTGGCGGCCCAGGCTTTGAAAGCCGCCGGTGCCCACCGACAGGGTGGTGGCGGCCATCCATAGCATTTGCAGCGCGTCCGGGCCGTCGTCGTGGTCGGCCTTGGGGAAGTGGCGCAACTGCTCGATCAGTGTGGTCTGGCTGGGGTGCAGGCGGATGAGCCCGTTTTTGACATGCGGCTGCAGGCTCTCGATGCGCAGCAGCTTGTCGGTGATCGGCTGCACCCCGCGGGCTGGCACGGGAATGCCCCGGGCCGCGGCGCGCTTGACCAGCTCCGAATACAGAAACGCCTGGAACTGCACCGTCTCGATCACCCACAACAGGCAGTGGTACTCCGCCTGGTAGGCGATCACGTCTTCGATGATGCGATCGGGCAGGCGCTTGCGAATGCCGGCCTCGACCACATCGAGCACGCCGGTTTCGCGGTTGAGCCCGCCCACCAGCAGCGCGGAGGGGTCACGGCTGGCACCGGCTTTGCCCAGCGACGGGTCGCACGCGCCGAAAAACAGCCAGTCGGCCAGGCGATTGACCCAGAACTGGATGATGCCGGCGAAGGGGGCGTTATCGCCCGCGACCGGGTCGTTCTGATACTCAGAGTCGAACGTGTCGTGGCCATCGCGGGCGCGGATCTTCATCAGCGCCAGCAGCGGGCGGGCGAGCCAGCTCACCACGGCGCCGGCGGTCATCTCGGCTTCATGCTGCTGATAAAACGCCT